ATCGTTATCCGCTCTGTTAATGCTCCGTATCTCATAAAAAAGGGGGCAAGGCGAACCCCGCCCCCGATATGAACGACACTACTACACAGTAGCTTGAGTCAATGCCCCAGTGCCAGTGATTGTGATTGAATAACTCTCGTTATCTGAGTCGATGCCCGAAGTCTTAGACCACGATGTAACATAGCCCGTACCTGAGTACTTGCTATCACCCGATACCTCAGGTGAATACATCGCAGTCAGAGATGTGCGCCCACTCAAAAGAGTGAACAGATCATCTGCCCCGTCATCATCTCCGAGCGTTCCCTCGTCAAAGTAGAACTCCCCTGTCATACTCCACGATGCCAACCCTTCCAAGTTATCTACCCAAGTAGATGAGTCTTTTGTGGTTGCATCACGAAGCCCAAGTTCTGCGCTGACTGTTGCATTTGTACAGTCTGCAATCTTGGTTGTTCCATTGTAAAGAGCCGCTAAGCCCCCTCTGTTAATCGCCATTTTCTTCTATTTTTTTGGTTTTCTTTTTTGGTTTTGGTGTCTCTTGCTCCCGTAGGTCAGCCACTTGCCTCTCCACAGAACCAATCTCAATAGCCACACCTTTTGCTATCAATTCTCGACCACGAGCCAAAGTCACTCCAAGCTGTTGACCTTTTTGGAAACTCTTGCCCTCGTCAGTCGTGTTCTTTACAAATTCTATCCTCATGTGAATACTCTTTTTGTTACGTTGTCCATCAGCCTTGATACCATCCCTCCGTATTGCTTTACGTTAGCCATAGTTCCCGTCATGCGCTGCTCGTACAGATCGCCTATGACAAGCTCCAGGAGTTCTACAAATTGGTCAGGGATGTCGAAATAGTCCGCGTATCCTGCCGTAAATGCGACCTCGATAGCATCATATTTATCATACACGTTCGGTTGAGTTGTTACCTCTACCCGTGATATATTCCCATTCAAACTCGTATCGTAGTTCGATGTAGCCAATGTCTGTAAGCTGTTGTTCGTGTCGTAGTACTTGATTGAATCGACTGCCGTAACAGGGTATTTTGGAATGATGAAATGGTCACTATACTTCTCTACCGAAGTCGTGTCTCCATACCAATGATCCATATATAGGGTATAGCTGCGCGAACCAAGCACTATCCAAGTCTCTTGCTCGATGATGTCTACCGCTGCATTTATCAGCCGAGAGATCACCCCGTCTTGGTCTGTACCCGTTACCCGCAAAAACTCCTTGACCTTCGTCAAAGGGTATGCTAGTCCTTGTGGTTTATTTCCTGCTACTACTCTCATTTCAAAAAAAAGGGGCGGGATACTTCCCACCCCCGTTCGCACTATGAATTGAACAAATTACCTATTATCCTGTGTACCCTCCTACTGAGATGGCTGCATCTTGAATCAAGGCAAAATCCCAGAATGAGTTCAGTACAAGTCTATCCATTCCTGATGTCGCTACGCTGTAAGGGTCTACCATCAAGTCGATAGGACCGAACTGCGCGCTCCAAGTTTTTTCCCAAGCACCGAAAAAGATCGTTTCCTGTCCAGATGCAATGTCCGCGATCTGAGTAGAGTACTCAAATGGATACATCCCCTCGATCATGTCATTCTGAACAAGCGCACTTACACCTGTTGCCAGTACAGCAGTTTGAATCTCACTATACAGCGAGTGAGAGATAGCAAATCCGAGGTTACCTTGCAGATGGTTGTTTCCGAGAACTTCCTCAACCAATGCGTGAACCAATGCAACTCCTGTTGCTCCTGTTACAGCAGTCTTACCGTTACCGAGGTAGTTGAATGCTCCGTTACCTGAGTCATCTGTGAATACCGCGTACTCAAACTTAGCTGCAATCGCAGAAGCGAAAGCATCACGAAGCGCACCCTCCAAAGAGTAGTTAGCTTGCAAAGCTGCTTGTTTAGAGTAGTTAACGTATCCAGACAAACGAATCGGAGTCATGTCTACTTTGGTTGTAGCACTACCACCGTCAGCCGCTGCATCTGTCTCGCCTTCCCATTGAGTCGATACCGTTCCGATGATCGGCACGCGAGTATCTTCTACCGCTGAGATGAATGTTCCACCAAGCTGACTCAGGATAGTCTTTGCATACACGGACTGAACAAAGTCAGTAGTTTGAATGCCTGTGGTTGTGTTCTCTGTCACGTTTGCACGTTTCTCAGGAGAACTCAGTCGGCTGTGGATTTTTGAAGGGATAGCGATGCCGCTTGTGGACTTGCCAATCTTACGGGCTTCTTCTTCTCCCATTTGGCGAACTTCATCCATGAAGCCCTTGTCCTTTGACACTCCGTAAGCTGCACGAACAGCCTCACCGAAAGTGAAGTCAGCAGCCATTTTGTCAAGTTCACGCTCTTCGCTCATACTTGCTTTGTGACCCGCAACACTAGCCGCCTTACGCGCCTCTTCTTTGGTTACTTGTTCCATCTTGATTGTTCTTTCGAGGTCACCCTTCAGCACCTCAATCTCGTTTGTCAAAGAATCAATGGAGTCGCGCTGCTCGTCTGTAAGCTGCTCCCCTTCGAACCCTTTGACGAGTTCTCGTGCCTCTGCTTTTTTGGCATCGAGCAACTCCCTTAACTCTTTTGAATTTTTCATGGTTCTAATTAAACTTAGTTACAAATTTCTATACTACTGTGCCGAGTGTCGTGACAACATTTTTTTAAATTAGGTCGATCTTCAACAAGTCTAATGTCGGATCATAACCCTTTGGCTCTTCGGTTTTGTCAGTATCCTGCTCCTCTTTGGTTTCCTCCAAGTTGATACCCGCTGCTCTCATGCGTTCTTGCATTTGCTTTAGGTCTGCTGTTGTGTCTGGATACCACGGAGTACTTACAGGACCGAGTTCGTACAGCTTGCCGATCTTGGTGATTGTTCTGTCGTAGCTTTCGCCCTTCTCTTGCCAATCCTCATCCTCTACCGTGAACATGAAACTAGATCCTGCAACTGTCTGTGTGCGGATCAGTTCTGCCATATCTCTGCCGAGTGAGGTGTTCGGTGCTTTGAACTCGTACTTTAAGCCGCGCTCATCTACGCTCAGTTTCGCGCTTCCGTTGCCTGTCCGTGCTAGAATGTTGTCGAAATTGTGGTTGAATGTCACCACCACGTCCTTCATATCCACCCCGTCAAAGGCAGCAGGAGCAATGCGTTCACGCCACCCGTAATAGTCTGGACTCCACGAGTTGAACACAGCCGCATAGCCTGAGATATTGCCCTCTTCGTCTGCTCTCGCTTCGACATTAGGCATAAAGCGTAACTCTACTCCCTGCCCATACTTACTCTTGATCTCTTCCTTGGTTTTCATTGGTATCAATATTTGGATTATCGTACTCATCCCCGCCCTCGTATGGGTTCAGATTGAGTTCTTTTCTTACTTCGTTCGCTGACATGATTCTACTCTGTCGCATCTTCATGTAGTATTCTGCCTGTGCTTGCATATCGCCCCGCATCAATCCCGCAGGGTCAAAGTCTACAAAGTGGTCATCTTTCTGTGCCTCGGTCAGTAGCTTACACCCTAGTTCGCTCTCTACGCGGTTAATCCACGGGAGCAAAGTGTAAGTCACAAACTGCCGCCCCGTGTGTTCAATGTTGTTATAGTGGCTATCGCTCAAATCGTTTACCATTGTCAATGGCACTCCGTAGATGTTGCAGATTTGTCGATCTGAATACTGAGCCGCTTCGATGTACATAGCATCCGATGGAGGTAGTGATACTTGCTCAAACTTTGCACCCGCATCGAGTACCGCTGTCTTATGTCCTCCTGGTCCGTATAGCTTTGCCCAACTTTCGCGAATGTTCTTAATAGAGTCAGGTCCTAGCTTTCCAGGATGTGTCAAAATGTTCTTTGGCGTTGCATCACCCTCAAACCAATCCAAGATATACTGACTTGCGCTCAGACCGAATCGCATTGATCGTCTATGTATCTCGATCACGGACATCCCACAAATACCATCCATTGACGGTCCTTTGATGTGCAGCATATCGCTTGCCATGAAAAGATTGTCCTTCTTCATTGAAGTGACCTCGTAGACAATTTCCTTTTCTTTTCGATGTATCTTGACATCTTCGGCAGGGATAGGGTATAGCGCAACAGGTCTGCTCCCTGTTCTGTCGATTAGCGAGTAGTGATTGCCATAGGTCAGCACATCGCGAAGCATTAACTCTTTCCAACTGAAAGCGGTCATGTATTCATTTGCTTGTCGCTTTATGATCCTGTCAATAGGGTGTGTCACTCTCTCGATTGCCCCGTTCATTTCGCGCTTTGTTGCAACAGGCAGCCCCGCGATAGATGTAGATATAATTTCAATACACCTCCACACGGTAGGCAGATAGTTCATGCTTCTCTCAGAGATGTTCTGCGTTTTTCGGGCAAAAAAGTTTACATTCCAATCGCCTATTAGCTTGTCAACCATTCCGCGCTTTTCAACTTGCGACTCTTGTTTCTTTATTTCGTATCCGAGTATTTTCATATCAAATCTCTGAGGTATTGTAGCCCCTTGTTAATGTCATCCATTGGCAGCGTGTAATTTGCCGCATCATCAATCGTAGTGAGTGCTGCTATCTGCGCCTTGATTGTGCCGAGTAAGTTGTATAGGCTGTTTATCTTGGCTTCTACATCTGTCGGCATCGTCTGATTTGTGGCTTTCAGATAGTCCGAGTAGGGTTTCCCCTCTGCAAATGCTTCCTTCCAATAACCCTTCAATTCCCGCCCCAGTTCGCTTTTCAAGTCATCTAAAGTCTTATTCAAGCTCACCACCTCAAAGGTGAAGTTAGCCCCGTCCGCGACTATTGTAGTAGTCCGCTTGTGCGTTCTGCTGTTGTAGGTAGGTTGTACAAGTGGTTTGAACCCATACTGACCGCAATTTGCAGAAGTGAGTTGCACCCATTCATCATTAACAAGAACCTCTTTTGGTAGCTTGTTGTACTTGACTATCTCGTTATTTTCTTCTCTTGCGTACATCATGTAAAATCTCCGTATGCTAATCCTGATCCGCTATTGTAAAGGGCTGTTATGTCTGCGCTGCTTAGTTCTCTCGACCATATACCTACCTCGTCAATGATTCCGTCAAAGTGCTGCCCAATAGTAGGGTTATATCCTCCAATATACAGATAAGGGTCTGACGGTGATGTACCACTCGCTGTGGTGCTACCCTGACTAGAACCGTTCACGAAAAACTCTATAGTTTCACCGCTTGTGATTGTCGCAAGTAAATGAACCCAAGTTCCCGTTGAGGCAGAGCCGCCAGTAACTATACCGTCACCAGTTCCCGCTACAGATGCTTCATATTGGTCTGAACTATTTATATACAAGCTGCCCGCAGGTGCTCCCCCCGCAGTCGTAGAACTGGCTAAATGCAACACCCTCATTGTTGAACTTGGGAGGCTTTCTATATTAAGCCAAGCACTTATAGTTCTATCGGAAGATCCAAGCCCCGTAAATTGTCCGCAGTATACATAGTCGCTATCTGTACGCTCAAAATCTAAGGCATCATTGATAATACCCGTTGCTCCGTAAGAAGCACCGTTATTTGTACCATCGTTGCTGCCGTGACTATCCGCTAATGTACCACTAGCCTCGTCTAGCTTCCAATAGCTTTCAAGACCCGTGAGTAATCCGTTTGAAGCACCGCCTCCCGCGTGTCGATATGGATTGATTATAAAACTCACGATACCGCCTTAGTTCCTATTAGCCAAACCTTCAATCCCGTTTCATCTGCCCCGCCTGTTACCGCGTCAATGTCAATCGTTATCTCTGCATCATCAGCGAGTGCGCTGTCCGAGATAACCGCAGCAGTTGCAGCCGTTTCGCTTGTCTTTTCGCTGAAGTCGATGGTCAGCTTTGTGCTGAGTATGGTCGTGCCGCTTTCGTTGATGTCAA